ATTTTGTTGAATTAGACGATTACGATAATGATTACCAGCAGTTTATTAATAACATATCTAACAATGAGCCAATGCCTATGGAGTGCGTTTTAGGTTATCTAATGTCCACTTATAAGAATAGAAGCAATAATAAGGCTATTATTTTAAATGATGAGGTTATAAGCGAAAATCCCGAAGGAGGAACAGGAAAAGGAGTTTTTGTGCAAGGTATTAGCCAAATAAGAAAAACCAGTATAATTGATGGTAAGTTATTTGATGGTAAAAAATCATTTCCTTATCAGACTGTTTCTTTAGATACAAAGATATTAGTGTTTGATGATGTTATTAGAAATTTCAATTTTGAGGAAAAGTTTAGCTTAGTTACAGAGGGATTGACTTTGGAGCGTAAAAATAAAGATGCTATAAAGTTAAACGTACACGAAAGCCCTAAACTTATAATATCAACAAATTATGCTATTAAAGGCGAAGGCAACAGCCACGATAGAAGAAGATTTGAATTAGAGATTGCACAATATTATGGTAAAGATTTAACACCTGAGGATGAATTTAAAAGACAATTATTTGATGATTGGGAATTAATAGACTTTCAAAAGTTTGACAATTATATGATTCATTGTTTGCAGATGTTTTTAAATAATGGACTTGTTAAGCAAAATGCTAAAAATATTAAGATGCGGAAGTTCATTGCCGAAACTTGTTTGGAGTTTTATTATTTTATTAAAGATAAAGATAATGTTCCACGAAACGAAAGGCTTGATAAGAAGATGTATTTTGACAAATTTGTTGATGAATACCAAGACTTTAAAAAATGGCTTACACGCAAGAAATTTAATATTTGGGTGCAGAAGTATTGTAGCTTTATGAAATATGAATATATTTCAGATAATACTAATGGATTGCAATGGTTTTTAATTAAAACTGACGATGTTGAGATTGATGACGATATAATGTTTTAACTATGGAGTTACGTAAATATCAAGTTAGGTTATCCAATGAAGCTACTGAAATTTTAAAAAGAAAACATTTGGTTTATATCGCAATGGAGGTACGTTGTGGTAAAACAATAACTGCACTTCAAACTGCTGAAAACTTTGGTGCTAAAAACGTGCTATTCCTAACTAAACTTAAAGCATTTAGTTCAGTTCAGTCGGATTTTGATAATATGAAATTCACTTTTAAGTTAACTATTGCCAACGATGAAAGTTTACATAAAGTAACAGGAGATTTTGATTTAGTTATTCACGATGAGCATCACAGATTTGGAGCATTCCCGAAGCCAAATGCAACTGCCAAGCTATTTAAAAAAATGTTTGCAGATTTGCCAATGATATTCTTATCAGGCACTCCAACTGCCGAGAGCCACTCACAATGGTATCATCAATTTTGGGTAAGCAATTACAGCCCTTTTAAGCAAATAAATTTCTATAAATGGGCAAATGATTACGTTAATGTAAAAGTGAAGCATTTAGGATATGCAAAAGTGAATGACTACACCGATGCAAGGAAAAAAGACTTTTGGCATTTGATTAGGTATTACATTTTAACTTTTACGCAAATTGAGGCTGGATTTGAAACGCAAGTGAATGAAAACGTTTTGTACTGCGATATGGATGCAATTACATATAAGATAATTGATAAGCTTAAAAGAGATTTAGTGGTGCAAAATAAGGAAGGGCAATTAATATTAGCCGATACTTCGGTTAAGTTACAGCAGAAGTTGCACCAGCTTTATAGTGGAACGTGTAAATTTGAGGATGGTACAAGCAAAGTAATTGATTTCAGTAAGGCGATGTTTATAGATAAGCATTTCAAAGGCAGTAAAATAGCTATATTCTATAAATTTGTAGAGGAGTTCAATGCCCTTAAAACAATATTTGGCAATAGACTGACAAACGATTTAGAGGAGTTTAATGCATCTGATAAAAATATCGCCTTGCAGATTGTGAGCGGAAGAGAAGGTATTAGCTTGGCTAAAGCAAAGTATTTAGTGTATTACAATATTGATTTTAGTGCAGTAAGTTATTGGCAGAGCAGGGATAGATTAACTACGATGGACAGAAAGGTAAACGATGTTTATTGGGTATTTAGCAAAGATGGTATTGAAAATAAAATTTACGCTTCGGTAATTAAGAAAAAAGACTATAACAATGAAACATTCAAAAGAGATTTCGGAACAAAAAATACAAAGCAAAATAATCAACCAACTCACAAAAGATGGATGGCTTTGCGTAAAATTAATTAAGACATCAAAAAACGGCATACCAGATTTAATGTGCCTTCGAAATGGCATAACTATGTTTATTGAAGTTAAAAAGCCAAATGGTAAGTTGAGCGAATTGCAGAATATAAGAATCAAACAATTACAAGATTTAGGATTTGAATGTAAAATATGGACAGATTATGACACAGATTTCAGTACAAGGATTTAAAATTGACATTAACCACTTTGACACGCAAATATCAAAGAGTGGCAGACCATTTAGATTGAGTGGCGTTGGAATTGTAACAACTAAACCAGCAGTATGGGTTGATAAAACGCTTACACATGGCACTTATTATTATTTTAGGTATTTAGACAAAGACGAGTTCTTTGGCTTTGAGTTTGATCCATACAATAACTTTATTTCAAAACTATGATTTACACAATTAAAAACATCGCTGATTTCTGTAACGTTGATTACGGATTTATTAAAAGAATAATTGACTCTAATGAGTTAAGACCAAAAATAATTTGCGGAAATGCAAACGAAAAAAAAGGATATAGCTTCTATCAGTTATTTATTATTCAGGCTTTTTTAGAACAATTATCTCAAAACAATTTACATTTCGATTTTGAGAATGAAGAGATTTATACAATTAACGAAAGTAAAATTAACGAAGTATGAATGTAGTATCACTATTTAACGGAATGAATACAGGTCGCCAAGCACTTGAAAATTTAGGCATAAAAGTAAACAAATATTATTCAAGTGAAATTAAACCTTACGCAATAGAATTAACACAACATCATTTTCCTGATACTATTCAAGTTGGTGATGTAACTAAATGGAAAGAATGGGATATAGATTGGAAAACTATTGATTTAGTTTTATCAGGTTCACCTTGTCAAGATTTATCAGCTGCTGGTAAAAGAGCAGGTATTAATGGAAGCAGAAGTAGTTTGTTTTTTGTGTTTGTTGAAATATTAGAACATATAAAATCACTCAATCCTAAAGTATTATTTCTTCAAGAAAATGTAGGAAGTGCAGCTAAAATAGATGTTGGAATTATGAGTAGAGCTTTAGGAGTTTATCCAGTTAGAATTAATAGTAGTTTAGTTACTGCTCAATTAAGAGACCGATACTATTGGAGTAATATAAGAACTAAAGAAGATGGAATGTTTGGCGATATTGTTACTGATATACCACAACCAAAAGACAGAGGGATAATGTTTAAAGATATTATTACAGGTGGTAGAGTTGAGAGAGTAAAAGCACTTGCAATATTAGAAAGTGAAAGTAGAGCTGTTAAAAGTCAAGAAAGTATTAAAAAACGAGCTGAAAAAGAGTTTATAAATATGATTTACGTTGATACTGATAAACATACTTGTTTAAATACAGGAAGTGGTAAGGATGAAAACGCATCTCAAAGATATCTTAAACATAGAAACGAAACTACGGGTATGATTACCTTAATATACGAAGAAAACAACGAATTAAGAGTTAAAACAAATACTAAACAAGGTTATGATGTAGTTACGGAAAATGATTGTTTAGACTTAAGTTTTCCAACTTCAAAAACAAGACGAGGCAGAGTAACAAAAGGTAAAAGTCCTTGTTTAATGGAAAGTTCAAATAACCTTTATTCTTATAAAGATGGATTTGTAAGAACAGTAAATAAAATTGAAATGTGCAGACTACAAGGTTTCCCTGATGATTATTGTGATATACTTTCAACTGCCAAAGCAGGATCACTTTTAGGCGACGGTTGGACTTTACCAGTAATAGAACATATTTTCTCATTTATAAAACAATAACTATGAACTACCTATTATCAAAAGAGCATTTTATTGCTCACGACCAGCTGTTAAGTGATTACAAGAATTTGGTTTGCCACTACGAAGATTTTAAATATTATCCAAAAGGCACATTACATCAGAATAAAGCAAAGGATAATTGCATTAAGTACTTAATATCAATTATCAATAATAAGAAGTTATTAGGAATTGATACAAGTGCTGATGAATTACTTTTGGATGAGCTTAAACAAGTACCCACCAAGTAAAGTATAAGTTTATTAAATCAAAAACCCTCTCAAATTTGCGTGAGAGGGTTTCTAACCTAAAATCAAACATATATGAAAAGTCAAATATAATGTTTAATTTTTTTATAAGCAAAATAAATAGGAATTAATAAAAGTAACCACCAATATGATTGTTTACGTTCAGTTTGTTTTACATCAATTACTTTGTTTCTTTTAACCATCACTGTACCCTCTTTTTTTGCGTTGTGTTGGATTTTTACATCTTTTTGAATACTTATATTGTTTTTACTTTTTTTGCGTCTTATTTTAGCGTTTTTGTACGTTATTCCATTCACAACCATAGGTAATGTATCAAATATCGGACTTATCTCTATTTCATCAGTTGAAGAAGTGTCAATTATTTTAGTGTTGTCAGTTACTTTTGTTTCGGTTTTTTCTTCTGTTTTAATTTCTGTCTTTTCAGTTTCTTTGGTTTCTGACTTGGCTACTTTTCGTGATCCACAAGAAGTTAAAAATATCGCACCTAATAAGGCAATTAATAAAATATTGTTTCCGTTTGTTTTCATATTATTACTTTTTATGTAAATTAAAACCTCATTTTTTAAGGTTTATCTTTAGACGATTGGTAACTTATAAGTTACATTTCGTCTCTAATTTATTAAATATTTGGGACTAAAGTTATAAGTTAATTTGAATCTTAAGTGTTGGGCAGCTCATTTTGTGTTCTCCCTCTACTTTATGGCAGTACTCACAATAATTATCTTTTACACATTTTGGATAAGTACAATAGTTTAAATTGCAAATTTCTCCTTCTCTTTTAACTCCTTTCAGTTTGCACTTGTTTGATTCTTTACCATTTGCCCAAAACATATCACAATTATCTGCGTCGCTTTCTCTGTTGAATATTCCGTATGATTGCCAATATTCTGATGCTGGTGCAGTAAATCTGTAACAGTACTCTTTTGAAGGGCAATGTATATCGTTGCATTTTTCTATATCAGCCATATTAAACTATTTTATAATTGATAATTCTAATATTCTTTAACTCATAGTTACCATCATTTGCAATTTTAACGTGAGCAAATCCATGGTTATAGTTGTTATAAGGCGCATATTCAGGCTCTAACCCACAAAGACATCCAGTTGACCAGGTTGTTGTAACTTCACCCGATAAACTCTTTTCTGTATGTTCGCTAGTCCTATGATGATGCCCAACCAAACAGCTTTCTTTAGCTTTTAAAAATAACCCTCTCGCTGGATTAACAGGAGGTGCAAATCCCCCAAACCATTCGTGCCCATGTAATATTGGAAGTTTACCCGCTAAAGCCATTTGTTTATCTTTAACCAATGTAACACCGAACTCCCTAAATCTCAATAACTGTTCAAGTTTAAAATCGTCAATCCCTAATAATTCAGGAGCTTTAATCATTAAATAATCCTCGTATCTTTTTTCGTGATTGCCGATTTTATAGTAAATAGGGCATTTGAATAAATCTTGCATCATTTTTAAAAACGCTCTAACCATTTCTAACTCTCCAGCCATATCTCTCAATCGTCTATCTTTTGTAAAACGGCTACATTGATAAAAGTCTGCAATATCACCATTTAAATAAATTGCATTTACATTATTTTCAAGTCCGTAGTTGATAGCCAATTCAAGTGCTTTGTTATCTTGGTAAGGAAAATGAATATCGCTTAAGATTAAAATATTATTTTGGCCTTTTGGAATTATAAAGGCTTCGCATTTTTCGTAATCGCTGTTGGGTAAGTCTATCACTCTGCTAATAGATTGTTTTTTCTGAATTTCGGTACGTTCACCAGCTTTAGAAATAGGAGAGTTATTTTTACCATTTTCACCTCTGTATCTTCTTACATTGGTTCTGACAGTATCAAGTGAACTAAAGTCTAATTTATGCTTATCATAAATTAATCTTGAAATAGCCATTGTTGTTGCCTTTGGGAACTTATTTATAAATGATAAAATAATATCTTTTTTATAAGTAGCAGCGTTTTGATTGCCTTTTATGCTCATAAGTTTAATTTAGTTATTCAAACTTACAAAAAAAAGTAGTGAATATCACTACTTTATGGAGTAAAATATAAATCAGCTTCTTTTATTCGTCTATTGGTTAACCCTTTTAATGTAACACCACCAGCTTTATTCCATTTTAAAAATTCATTTCTAATGGTTAAATCCTTTGGATTTGCATTAACCTTTTTTAATAGAGTGGATGATGATAAAGCTCCAGAACCAACGTTAAAAGCAAAAGATACTAAGGCATTAAACTGATTTTGTGTAACTGGTTTTTTAAGCATTGTAAAGACTCTTGTTGCAAATCTATTAGCAACTATTTCGAGTAAGTCCTCTGCTCTTTCTTTTGTTATTGGTTTATCAGTCATTTGTACCTTTGCGCCACTTTCATAAAAGGTACTTCCGTAGCCAATAGTAGGCACTTTAGCACTACATAAATATGGCTTCAAACTAAGTCCTTCAAACTCTTTGATAAGGTCTAAACCTTTTTGGTCTATTTTCATTTATGCGACTTTTTATAAGTTTCAAATTGTTTCTTAAGTGCTTCGTGGTCTGCTTCTAATTGGTTGTATTTTTTTTCTAATTCATCAAATTTATCTTTCCAATATTTTGACGCTTCAACTTCTTTGGCGTATGCTAAATATAAATCGTTAAATTGTTTTTGTAATCCTTTAAAATCTGTTTGAAGTTCATCAATCTTTTTGTCTTGCTCTAGATTATAATTTTTAAGCATATCCCTATCAGCTTTTAAATCGTCAACTAAACCCTCGTAAATGCCTTGCACTTTAGTTAAAAAATCGCCATTACTATTTTTTAATTCTACTTTTTTTGCTTGTTTGCCACCAAATACCCAAGCTATTGGAATTGATATTGTACTAATTATTGCAACCCAATTTTCTAACAACCAAATCATTTTTTGTATTTTTTTATAATTGCAAAAATAGTATCTAATAGAAATAATATCAAACAAAAAATAAATAAATAAACACTTATTACTTTTAAATCAGGAACAAGTGTTGAAAGTCCAAAACCAAATAACGAACCTATTGCAGTTCTATAAATATCTGTTTCATCTATTGGATTTTTAAAAACTACATTTTTATAAAACTCGTAAGTAACACCCATACCCATACCAAGTATTAATCCTACTATTATACTACCTATTATCTTTTGCCATAAATAGAAGTCATAAACACCAGTAGCGTTACCGATAGTATAAGCAAAGGCAAATCCGCCTATGTAGTGAAATTTATTCCGATTTTTCATAAAATGTTTGTGTTTCAAAGTTATAAACTGAATTAGGTGTTATCTCGTAATCGTTTGGCGAAGGAATTGCATCTTGTGTTTCTGGCAAATCTAAATCTATTAAACTTGCGTACAATACTGCTCCTGTTTGTTTGTCTACTATTATATTCATATTATCCTAACTTTTGTTTTTCTATTGTAAAAGATTTCGTTGTGAATACTGTTCCTACTGCATCTAAAGTTACTGTAACCAATATCCAAATGTTACCACTTGGGACAATAGTTTGAGTATCGGTAGCCGTAAATAACAAATCAACATTCATATTTGAAATTATTGAAGTTGTTGCAGAACTTAACAAATCTAAAGAAGTACCTCTAACTAACATTTTACGCAAAAACCCACCGTTTCTGTTACTTCCTGTATTGTATAATGCTATTTGGGTTGCTCCACTTATACTGTTGGTTGTGTTTCTATAAAGTCTTATAGGCACAGTATTAGCTGATGTTTTTCCGTAATCTAAAGGCATAAAAAGATTACAAACTGCATCAAGCGTGTTGGCTGGTATTTGTAAAGAAGCCACAACGGTTTCAACTACTGTTCCTGTATGCGTTCTATTACCTGTATCAATAGCAATAGGTAAACGTAAAGCGTCTATTTGTGCTTGAATAGAACTTCTTACCCCATCTAAATAACTTATTTCAGTATCTGAAACACCACTAACTACATTTTGCTTTAAAGCTAAAGCGTCAAATACTGCATTTTCGCTTGGTGCTTTATCAGTTACGCCATTTGTTATTGTTTCAACAATATTATCGTTTGTAAGTATGTTTTGAATAGCATTACTCGCATTTTTCCAAATAGGATTACCGCTACTATTTGCTCCAAGTGAACTTTCGGAAGCTGATGCCGAAATGTTTGAACTTTGATGTTTTAATCCTAAATGCCCAGCACCGCCTGTGCCTTTTACGTGAAGCGATTTAGCATTTAAAGAAAAAGCATCTAAATCAACATCAGCAGTTGCTCCAGTATAAGGAACGAAAGTAGATGTTGAAGGAATGTCATCTAAGGTAGCTAATGTTTTAGTTGCATTTACCACATTAGGAAATTTAATAACACCATTT